TGTAGCCTCTTCTTTTTAATTGTAAAGCTTTATAATATGCTTCGTTTTTATAATCTGGAGCACCAGGACCACCAAAAATTCTTAGGGAATCTTTGCCACCAGGGACTTTAAATGGAGTTGATGCAGCACCTACACCTGCAAGCATACCAAAAATATCTCCGTATGAAGCTCCAGATGACATTGATTGTTTAATCTCTTCTAGAGTTCCAACTGCTGCACCTTTAACAAAATCTACTACCTGTTCTTTACTGGGTAAAGAAGGATCTTTAAGATAACCTTTTATACCTTCTATTGAACTAATAATACCATCTCTAAGTTTTTTTCTTTCGTCCTCATAAGTAGAAATTTTACTTGTAGCAATCGTATAGGTTTCGCCAAATTTATTTTTAAAAGCACGTACATCAGAATCTGATGTAGGTATTTCTACATCATCTGTAGAAGCATTCATAGGGCGTTCAAAAAAAGGAATATTGTTTAATGGATGATTAGCCCTTCTTTCTTCTTCAAGTTTATTTTCTTTAAAATCTTTTTTAGTTCCACTTGTGTATTTTTCAACTTCCTGATCTAAACCTTCAGGAGTATAACCAAAGACTTTCATCTGCTCTGTAGTACTAACCATTAATGTCATCCCTAAGTCTTAGCATTGATCTAAGTGTACGTATCTCACCTTGAGCACGATAAACTTCTTCTATATCGTTAAGTTGCTCAAGTCGTCTATGAACCTTATCTATTCTACTTTGTATCTCTTCCAGAAAAGGATTGTACAACTCTGGATTGTTAATAAAAGGTTTTAAAGTGTTATTCACGATTAGTTTCATTGTACCTGTTGTTGACCGGTGTTACCTGAGAAGCCCTGTTCTCCTGGCTGAGGGGCTGTTCCAGTTCCTATAGTGCCACCCCCACTACCTTGGGTATCCTGCACCTGTGCCCCTGCAGGAGCGCCCTGTGGGCTTCCTGGCTGTGGAGCACCTGGAGGTGGAGCAGGTGGTGGATTAGCTTCCCTAAATTGCTTTAATAACTCAGCTTGGATCGCAGCTTGCGCCATATTGTTGCCAACTTTATCTGGATCAAGATCCATTGACTTAGCAATTTCACGTACAATGTAATCCATACGTGCAAATGGAGCAAGCGCAGGGTTTGATACGACTTGCATAAATTGCATGAGGCGTTGGCTACGTACTTCATTAGCCATAAGACTTTCTGTACCACGAGCTTTTATCTCCAAATCACCTTTAATTTCTTTATCAAAGTCAAACTGCATATTAAAACCAAAGAAGGCTTTACCTAGTGGTGCTAATAGATAATCATCTATATTTTTAACTACGTTCCGTATACTGCCGTTGGCAGCAGACATGAGCATGGAAATACCAGAAGCAGTACGACCCACACCCGATACGCCTGTTTGACCATGTGCGAAAGATGGAAAGCCAGTTGATTCATCTGATAATACCCTTGCCTTATCGAACATCTGCATGTTCTCGTTACTTACATTAGGAAACTTAGTGCCAAAGATAGCTTGACCAGGCGCCCCTCCCTGTCTCCTAAACACTTTTCCTGGATACACGGAGAGGTCTTGCCCTGGGACGAGATTAGTCTCGTCTACCTCAATCAGTAGATTACCAGACAAAGCTGCATTATCTACTGCCATTCGCATAAAGCCGTTCATTAGTGTTTGAGTGTCATCCATATTTTCAGCGATACCTACGCCAAAAATACTGTATGGATTCATCTCATAAGGAGCTGCAAAGTAAGGAATATAAGCTGGAGTAAATGGGTTCATTACAAGACGTAACACTTGCCCATTACAAATCCAGATATTTACACTTAGCTGATCTGCATCTTCTAAATCTTTAGGGATGTCTACCCCTTGATCTTCTATTACTTCTTTGTCCACAAAACCCCAGAACTCTAGAACTTCAAAACGATCAGCTCTATCTTCCTCTGAGTTATCTTCCATGATGTGTTCCCACCACTGTTTACGATAGCTTTCACCAAGTCGTAAAGCATTGTCTACAGCATTCTCACGGAAATAGGGACGATTCTTCAAACCACGTACTTGAGAACGTGACATCTTATGACGTTCTATTACATACTCTGCTTCTTCCATTGTAGCTGCATCAGGATCTGGGTAAAAATTCCAAATAGATACAGATGTAGTTTGTGGAATTGTTTTAAACATAGGAGAGTAGTTGCCTTCATCATCCCAGTTTGGATACTCTTTATCTACAGCAAATGGGCCTTTCATAACCCCTGTACCAAAAAGTGCTGTTTCAAAAGCAGCAGCACGTAGATGTTTCTTTGCATGAGATTCTTCTAATTGATCATGTATTTTCTTTTCCATTTTTTTAGCTGCAACTTCAGCAGGGTACAATTGTACAGCAGATGGACTACCATTTACCCCAGGTTTTACATCATCAATAACAGGCTCTAACATTCCTGTTAAAGCACCAAGTCTTTCTTTAAACTCTGGTAAAGTTTCTCCTGGAAGTAGTTTAGCCATTTCTCCACTAACTGCTTTACGTACTTCAGGATTTGTTTCATAATTAACAATATCTTCTACACCATCTGGTAAGACTGTAGGATCAATACTAATTGGAAATCTATTACCACCAAACAATACTTCTGTTATTTGACCATAAGCTGCAAGAACTTTTGTTTTAGTTACTTTTACAAATACTCTAGACTTTTCTGTAGAAGTAAACTGTACATCAGGTCCATATAAACCACGATAATTACGATAAGCTTGAATCCAACGTTCTTCGTCTAACTGCCTTGCAGTAGAAGACTTACTGTGTTTATCTTTAACAAACTGAACAATGTGACCTACAGTAGGATCTGAATATTCTTCTTCGGCAACATCTTCTATTGCAGAAGTTCCTTCCATATCCATAATCATTTCTTCAAAATCTTGTTCTGCCATTTTATTTCCTTAGTAGCCAAATGTGGGATCTGATGCTTGAAAGCCTGTACGTTGTGATGCAGGATCAAAATCAAATATATTACTTCGTGGTCTAGTCATTATACCATATCTTAATGCATCATACAAGTGATCTTCTGCGTGTGTATCTACATCTTCTGGATTTTTCTTGTCTAACGGAATAGAGGGTAGTTGAGATATAAGATTAGTGCAACTAGAAAAAAACACAAGTCTAGGTTCCTCCGTAAATTCATCTACTTGCAATCGTCTGTGTAACTCGTTTTTACCTGCTACACGAGAGCCTTTTGATCTATCTGAAGGTCTCCACCTACAACCTTTTAAGATCATTTGTTCTGCTAAACTTGGACCAGTATCACCACGTTTATGCCAAAGAGATGAGTCAAGAACTCCGTAACGTATGTTTTCACCTGACTCATTTTCTATCTCTAGTATCATATCAGCTAGGTCAGTAGCTGTGACCTTTGATACATAAAGTTCTCTATATACTACTAGTTGCTCAGATCCAGGAACCATAGTAAACCAAAGAATGCCAGTGTATGAACCATAACCATAATCACAAGCTCTAAAATGTGTCCAGTTAGATGGTATCTCGTAAGGTTCTATTACGTGCAGATTTCTATTAAACTCAGGAAAAGCTGCACCTTCGTTTATATCCCAATCACCTTCGAGTAGTTGTCTACGTTGATGTTCAGGTAACGACAAAAGATTGGCTTCGTATAAACCATCGTCTGATAGATAAGGGTTGTCGAAAAGGGTGGCAGGAATGAACTTACGTTTGAACAGAGGCTCACCCTCTCGACTGTGACCTTTCGGCCACTGTATCACTTCTCCGTTTTCATCAGTAGCATGGAACGAGTTATTAGGCACTTGAGGATCAATAAACGTTCTTTTTACCCACTGATGGCCTGGACCGCCAGGGTTGCTAGTCGCTCTCATATACAGTGGCAAACCTGAAGCCCTTGTTGTACGGAGACGTGATCTCATATAATTCCATGCGTAAGGTGAAGGCCATTGTGTAAGTTCGTCAAAGCCAATCCAGTTAAAGGCTTGACCTTGGTATCTCATAACGTCATCCTCTCTGTCGAGGTAGGACATCCACAATGTAGCACCTGATGGAGCTACCCAAGTTTTATCTCTTTCCATAAACTTTATTCCAGGTATAGCTTTGGGATAAAGTTGTTTGCTTACTGATATAAGCTCTCTAAGCTCTTCTGTACTCCTACGAACAAGTAGCATTCGTGCATTTGGATTCCCCAAGTACCGCACTGGGTCTGCAACCATTGCATAAGACTTACCACCACCTGCTGCTCCTCCATAAAGAACTTCTTGTTCTGTAGCTGCTAAAAAACTAGTCTGAGGTCCAGGATTAGGTTCAAAGATAACTTCTCTAGCTTTTTCAAAGTCTATTTCTTCAGGCTTCGGTTGGGCTGGAACTAACTCTTTCTCTATAACCGAGTCTTTGGATTTCAAGCTTTTCCGCTTTTTGTAACGCTTCTTTGTACCTTTGGGCGAGGTAACGTTGAGTTGAAGCTTCGTTCTTACGTTGTTGCTCAATTTTTACTCTCTTGTATAAACCTACATGTGAAATGTATTTTCCAGATTGAGTACTGAGCCAAGCTGATACTTCTCTATAACTGTATTGCTTTATAAACTTCTTAGCTTTTTCAAACAACTCTAGTTCTTCTGGGATTGGTAGTAGTATATCACAATCATCAGGGTCTTGTCTATACCCAAATGGTATATGTCTACCAACTCTTACAACAGGTTGCCACTCATATTCACCATCTACCTCTACAGGTTTGGGTAACTTCCAAGTTCTATTCGTCTTCATTAGCTTTCTGTGGTAATATAAATAATGGATTAGCTGCAGATACTTCTACTTTTTCTGTCTTAATAAAACCACTACGATCTAAAACATCTTTTGCAGCAGCCATCTTTTCTTTATTACCTAAGTCTGTAGGATTATGCATTACTTCAAACATTGAATATGCAGCTTTTACAGCTGACGAAGAAATAAATTTCTTTGTGAGATCTGCAATTTCTTCTGCTAAAGACTCTGAAATAGCTTTTGTAGATACACCATCTGCATAACCTGCAAGTTTTCTAGCTTTAACTAGATTACCTCCAGCTTCTTCAAATAGTACGTCTAAGAACTTCTGTTGTTTTTCTGTTAAGTTTCTTGCCATTATGCCACCATATAAATTATAAAACCTAGAATGCCTGTACCTATTAAAAGAATAAAGCCTGAAAGACCCCAAGTAACTATTGCCTCTTGTATCTCTGCTTTACGGTACTCTTGTTCTTTTTTCTGTTTTCGTATCTTGCCTTCAGTTGCTACAAGCTCATCCCAAGCAGATGGCCCCATACTAAAGCTAATCCAGTCCTTTAGCTCTTTTCTCATTGATTCAGCTTTTTTCTTAGCTGTAAAAATTTCTAGGGCTTCAGCTTCAACAGAACCCCCATTGAGTGCTTTCCACCAAGGAGGGTTCTTGTTTTTTTGTTCTAGATAGGCTAGGTCACTCATACTACTAGCCCATTGGGTAAGTTGTCCTGACATATCTTGAAGATCTTTTCCGAACTGGAAACCTTTCTTCAACGCATTGAACGCTACGGTAGCTCCACCGATTATTGTTACTGGGTCCACGAGCCTCCTCCCAAAGTACTCCTAGTATCATTAAAGAACTTATTGCGTTCTTCAAAGGGCTTTACCTGTTAGTATAACCTTTTCTATATCATATCTACCAATACCTAAGTCTCGTAGCTCCCTATCGGTCATTCTGTAAAGCTGCATTCTAGCAATTCTACGCCTAGCTGACTCTGTTCTTGCTTCTACTAATCTGTTAAATAATTTTCTAAACATTTTCTACTCCTATGTTAGCCCTAACTGGACAGGAGTAGTTATACTACAAATAGTTATATCATACTACAGACAAAAATGCAACCCCGTTATGTCGGTTGGTAATGCTCCTCACCAGAAAGTATAACATGAGCATCTGCACCCGACTCTTCAAACCCTACAATCTTGTCACCTGCAGATAATGCAAGATAGCCCCCACCTTGTATTACCTCTTCAAGACTGTGTCCTGAAAGACCGTGCTCATCAACAATAAAATGATATGTAGTCGTAGAAGCCTCATACCACTGTAAGCTATACTTCTTAGTAGAAGTAGCACCTATAGATACATGCATAAATTTAATAAGACTTATAAAGTTGTTAGGACAAGTGTAGATAACATCACCACTAGCCCCACCTGCTGTAGCAGTGAGGTCTTTAGCTGCTGAAAAGAATTTAGGATTAAACGTTGAACTCACTTTTTACCTTTTACTTTCTTAACCACCTTAGTTGTCCACGCTTCGTTTACATCAGGGGTAGAAGGATCATCCCCAACTAGTTGACCCTTTTCATTACGAGCACGTACTTTTACTTCTTCTGTATCTTTTACAAAATCCAGTACGGCAGGATCTTTAGTGTGCCATTCTCCACGGATATACTCCGCAAGAACAGCACCATATTGGTCTACGACCTTATCACCATCTAGTTTCATTATATTATAAACCTCTATCTATCTCTTTCTTTAAAAGCTTTAATTCTTCTTTCTATAACCCTAAGACTTGCTTCAGCCCTTAAATCTTTTTTTCCTGCTTTTTTAGCTTTAGCTATTCTATTTTCTAAATTACCTTTTTTTATCTCTAACTCTTCCATTATGGTCTTTACTCCAGGTCTTTTCTGAATTTGGAGTATAGTTAACATACCTAAAGCTTCTGCTTCTGGATCTGTCTTTTTATTTTTCTTTGTTTTTTTTAAATTAGGTGAACCTTTGTCTAAAGCTTTTGTAACTCTTTTAACAGAGGAGGGACGTTTGGCAGGTTTAATAGAAGATCTAAGAGGTTTCTTCTTAGGTTTAACATCTTTAATAGGTTTTTTAAGATCCTCTGCATATATAGCAGCCATCACTTTACCATCTTTGTTTGTGTAGTAAAGTGATCCTGCTTTCTTGGCTGCAGCAATACTTTTGTATTTATCTGCATTCTTTTGAGCTTGTTTAACAGTCAGACCTTTTGTTTTAAGTTGATTGTTTAAATATTTACGCAGTGTTACAGCCATTGTTTTTTAACCTTTCTTCTTAGCCATGCCACCATAAAACATTCCTGTTTTACGCATGTCATTCATTTTGCCCATTCCACCACCCATGTATCCTGACTTTTTCTTAGTCATACCACCGTAGTTATAGCCCATCTTTTTGGCTACATCTGGTGCTTCTTTCTTTAAGGCTTTCATTCCTTCATTCATTGGTTTTTTCATTGCGACTCCTCCTTCGTTAGCTCTGAACTTCTTTACTTTGTCTGCAACTTTTTTAGGTTGAGCCACAAACTGCTTACCTGCCTTCGTGCCTTCTCGTTTAGCTCTGGTTGTAGCTGCATACTCACTGCTGCTAAGAGACTTAATAGCCTTATCAGGGAGATAACGTTCACCAGTCTTAGCACTAGGCTTACCACTTTTAGTTCTCCACTTTTGTTTAGTCCAAGACTTAAGACTTTTTTGTGGGCTTTTTAGACTCATTGTGAACCTTCTGTATTGCAAAGTTAGCAGACAAGCTTGCTCCTTTATGGGCAACAAACTTACCTGTATGTTTCATTAACTTATAACCACCATCAGGCTGTTTCATCCAGTGGTATCCTTTTGGTGCGTTTACTTTCACGTCTTGTACCCCCCACCTTTTGCTTTGTATTGTTTTGCAACCATCTGTGCTTTTCTTGCCGACCATTGCCCAGGTTTGCCACCTTTGGAACCTGCCTTAACTTTTGAGACAAGATTCTTACGCATAGTCGGTTTTGTGTAGTTACCGGCAGCATTTACAGTGGATTTCTTCTTCACGTTATTAAGCCTTACAGTTACAATCTGCACCGCATTTAATGTTTAATAGTGCACATGCAATTCTTTTTAAATATCTTCCAAACCATTTAATTACTCTCATAATGAAACTCCCATTTTAATTTTTTTACATTCTGGTATTGCTAAATACCCTTCACTTTGAAAGTACCTAGCTACTATTAATGCCTCTTGAATACATGCTTCCTCTGTA